CTCAGGTAAGATACATGAGACGGATTATGTTAAGGTTCCAGACACGGATATTAATAATAAAATTAATACGTTTTTAACCAACTGGTCAAGAGCGAACCCAGGTTTTGAACCTTATGGTGAAACAAAAATTGTTAACAATGAAATGATTATTCAACCATTTGTAAAATATGAAAGTAAATTGAATGATAAATTTTTACCGTTATTTTTAGAGGAATTAAGGCTTATTCCTCAAACTGGAACAGCATATAATCAAGCACTTGAAAACTTTAATGAACTTAGTAAACAACAAATGATTACCAAAAGCAATATTGGAGTTCCAAATATAAATACTAATGTTCCGCAAGTATCATCATCATCTTCTACAACTCTTGGTGGTAGAAGAAGAAATAAAACAAAAAGAAATAAAACAAAAAGAAATAAAACAAAAAGAAATAAATAAATCTGGTTTTTAAATTAAAGAAGGTATCTTATCTATATCAATTACATCAGCTGGAATATCTCCCTTAAAATTACTGAATGCTTTAAATTCTGGTCTCTCCAATTGAGCTTGTGGAGTATGGTCATGAACGCAACGCGCTATCATTTTATATAATTTAAAGTCTGGATAACGGTCATCTCCATTATTTTTATATAACATATTGATTCCTTTATCATCTAAACACCATTCAACAATTAAACGCTTAATTGGGTCTTTACATTTTTCTAATTCTCTCACTTCTTGAATATCATCAATAATATAATCAAATATAGAACAAGCTAAACGACATAAATCAAAGCTATAATTTGGTTCTAAACGTGGCTTTAATGGGTTTAGATATGGTTCTGTATTATATTGTGTTGCCGCATCTCCTCCTATCTGAAAACTGTCACTACAAAACAGATTATTATTAAATTTATAAATACTTCTTCCAAAATCTATGATTTTAAATATACGGCCAAATGTTGGGACCTTGTAATATTTCTTTTTATAACAATAAAATAAATATTTTTTATCCGTCTCATTATACATTACATTATTTGTATGTAAATCATTATGTGTAAAATTAAATGCTTTTTGATATGTAATTAGCATCATAATTATTTGCATAAATGCTGAATACCATTCTTCTGGTTTTAAATTTTCATTTAATATTAAATTATCAAATGTATTTTCACAATATTCCATAGAAATAACTTGTACCGGAAATTTTGGAATAGTTGCATTAATGATTTCTGAACAATCTGAACAATCATCATCGTCATCGTCTTCGTCTTCGTCTTCCCATTCATCTGCTTCATTTTCATTTTCATTTTCATTTTCATCTTTATTGTCATTTTCATCTTTATCATCATTTTTACTATTGTCATCTTTGTCAATATCATTTTTACTATTATTTTCATCATCTGTTTCAGTATAAGATGATCTAGAAGAACAAGTAGAATTTGATTTTAATGTAACTTGATTATTATTTGAATTTGAATTTGAATTGTTTAAATTATTTGAATTGTTTAAATTATTTGAATTGTTTAAATTATTTGAATTTGAATTGTTTAAATGATTTTCAAGTAAATTTGCTTCTGTCAATTCAATTAAATCCACCTCTAATGTATCATTATGTGAGCTACTTTTATTTTCATTAAAAACATCTTCATATAATTCATCGTTAAATGAACTTACGGATAATTGTGACTTCATACTTGTATTATATTGTATTGATATAGGTTTTAATTTTGGTTTTTCATTTTGAAATAAATAGTCACATTCATCTACTTTAAATAAAATGTTCTTGTTTTTGTTGAAAAAATCTGAATTACTTAAATAATCAAGGTCATCAAAAATATTGAGCATAAAATTATTCTTAACACCTAAAAATGAACCATAATATTCTATACCATGCATAAATTTAAATGTGTCATTTAACATACTTGTTAAATATATAAAAAACCCGTCAACATAAGCTGCGTTATTTTGGTCAATAAACTTAGCATTACAATCTGTTTCAGTTGAAGTTAATTTTGGCATTATATATATTTTCTCATCATCAATAGGATATTTTCCTATTAAATACTTATATGGGTCTAATAATGGTGCCATCTTGAAAAATATGTTTTTGTCTTTTACTTTATTATTATTTATATTCTTAATCTTACAATTAAAAACATTATTGTTATTTTCTTCTTTACCATTTATTTTTGAAATAAACCATTTATGATTTAAGTTGATACTATTATAGTTGCTATCATTTAGAGAGAAAAACTTTGAATAAATTGGAATATAATTTTGTCCTTCAGTTAAAAAAAGAGAATCCGTCTCTTCTAAACTTTTTAAAAGCTCGGCGTTTTTGCGTTTTTGGTAATTAATAATTTCCATTCTTTAGCTAATAAATATATAAATTATATAAGTTTTTAACTCATTATAATGATTATATTAAAATCTTTGTATTAAGTTATATATTGCGTAAAAATAATAAAAAATATTTGCTTAATTTTATAAGAATGACCTTAGAATTGAAAAAATTCGACATGAAAAGTATTCAATTTAAGCCGGATGAAAATAAAGGGCCTGTTGTTGTTTTAATAGGCAAACGTGATACGGGTAAATCATTTTTAGTTAGAGATTTATTATATTATCAACAAGCTATTCCTATAGGAACTGTCATTTCTGGAACAGAAGAAGGAAACGGATTTTACAGCAAAATGGTTCCAAAATTATTTATTCATAATGAATATAATACAGCTATAATAGAAAATGTTCTAAAACGTCAGCGCAATGTATTAAAACAAGTTAAAACAGAAATTGAAACATATAAACGTAGTACAATTGACCCGCGGGCTTTTGTTATTTTAGATGACTGCCTTTATGATAATACATGGTCTCGTGATAAATTAATGCGTCTCCTCTTTATGAATGGTAGACACTGGAAGGTCATGTTAGTTATTACAATGCAATATCCGTTAGGTATTCCACCAACATTGCGCACTAATATAGACTACGTTTTTATTTTAAGAGAGAATTATATAGCTAACAGAAAAAGAATATATGAAAATTATGCTGGTATGTTTCCTACATTTGAGTCCTTTTGTCAAGTGATGGACCAGTGTACAGAAAATTATGAGTGTTTAGTCATTAATAATAACTCAAAGTCTAACAAATTACATGATCAGGTGTTTTGGTATAAAGCTGACAACCATGGTGATTTTAGATTAGGCTCAAAAGAATTCTGGGAATTATCAAAAGGTCTTAAAGATGATGATGAAGAAGAACAATATGACCCAAATAAGAACAAAAAACGCGGTGCTGGACCAAGAATAAGTGTAAAAAAAACTAATAAATGGTAAAAATATATGATAAAAATAAATTGTAAAAATATATGATAAATTATAAATTGTAAAAATATATGTTAAAATATTTCACTTAATATATATTTCTAACCTACTTAAAGACAAAAACCCGTTTTTACTACATCCATGTAAGTAAATTCAGAAAATCTCTGAAAATTCATGTAGTATCGAATTTTTTTAAAATTTTCGGGAAAGTTTTTTAGGTTTCTGGAAATGGACATTTATAAATGTCCAAAATTGACTTACTCATTTATTTTATGTAAAAATGCATCAATGAGACCATAATGAAAAATTAGCGTCTCAGACCCGAAAAAATATTTTTCAATTTGTGACGATAAAATTTTTTTATTTTTTAGAAAATGACTTAAAATTATTTTCTATTATAAAATATATGAAACAAAATGAAACAAAATTAGGAGAAAAAAGAGAAAAAAGAGAAGAAAAATATGTCTGTAAAATTTGTGACTATAAATCCTGTATCAAATACTCATATGACAGACACCTCTTGACACCAAAACACTTAATTCAGTCAAAAAATGAAACAAATGAAACAAATGAAACAAAAAAAGAGGAGAAAAAAGAGAAAAAAGAGAAAAAAGAGAAAAATATAAGTAATAACATTTGTCAGTGTGGTTTAGTTTATTATAGCAGGACAACCCTGTGGCGACATAAAAAAAAATGTAATATAATTGTAAAAGCTGAAGATATAGAACAAAATATAAATAATGAAGATACTGAAAAAAAACAGAACAAAGATGAACTAATATGTTATCTTATTAAAGAAAATCAAGAATTTAAAAATTTAATTTTAGAAATTGTTAAAAAGGATTCATACAATACTACAAATAATATTAACTCATACAACAAGTCATTTAATTTGAATTTCTTTTTAAATGAAACATGTAAAGATGCTATGAATATTACAGATTTTGTTGATTCTATTAAATTACAGCTTTCCGATTTAGAGAGAGTAGGAGAAATGGGTTATATAGAAGGTATTTCAAATATTATTGTTAAAAATTTGAAACAATTGGATGTTACTCAAAGACCTGTTCACTGCACTGATAAAAAGAGAGAAACAATTTATATTAAAGATGATGACAAATGGGAAAAAGATGATGAAAAAGAAAAAATGCACAAAATTGTAAGGAAGGTTGCCGATAAAAACGCAAGGATGCTACCAAAATTTAAAGAAGCTCATCCAGATTGTAACAAAGCTTCTTCAAAATACTCCGACGCATATAATAAAATTATAGTTGAATCCATGGGCGGATCAGGTGATAATAATTTTGAAAAAGAAGAAAAAATTATTAAAAAAGTAGCAAAAGAAATAACCGTAGAAAAAGATGACTATTAATATTTATTTTTTACGCCCATATTTACAATATTGCTTTTGAGAGAAACCTTTAGGTCTTTTACAATTAATACTTTTCTTATACTTTTTTGTCCATCCGCTTCTTTTATTTGTTTTTCTAGTTCGTTTTCTACCTCCTACTTTATTTGATTCTGAATTTTTTAAAGATGTATTAATCCAATCAACAAATGAATCAACTTCACGTTCTAATTCTTTATTCTCACTACTATCTTCAAAATTTGTAAATTTACCATTTTTAGAATTATTATAAAATCTTATAGTTGGAAAACTTTCAGGTAAAATACCAATATTTTTAAGTTCAGATATAAATTTAGTATTAATATCAACTATAGCTACATCATCATTATTTTTAAATTTTGATAATACATTTTTTAATTTTCCCCATTCTGGACGTGTAGCATTACAAGGTCCACAACCTTCCATATAAATTAAAACAAATACTTTTTTATTCTTTAAAAATGAATCAAACTTGCTAAGCAGTTCTTCATCTTTTTCATCAATACTCATAAAAACCATTATATAAAATATATAGAAAATAAATATATAGAAAATTTATATTACATTTTTATCATTATATAATATATGACATTATTGGCTTTTTTATTTATACTTGTATTTTTAATAGGATTATATTTTTACGCAAAAGGAACTGATATTAAAACTTCAGAAGGTTTTACAAACAATCAAAGATGCCCTGATATGCTTATACAAAAAGGTTCCCAGTTTTACCTTTATAATTCTAAATTAGCACAAGTTCCTGGAGTTAATCCAATTGAGTTTGATAATTTAGAAGATTATACAGAATTTTTAGAATGGCAAAAAAGTCAAAATATAAGATGCCCTGTATTATATTTACAAGAATCATATGACGCACAGGGAACACGTGTTTATAAATCTAGGCCAAGCGTATCTGAACCACAAGCTGGATTACCACCTTCTTACTCTTCTATTGGTGGAGATTCTTCACAAATAACTCCAATGATGCAGGAAACTTCACTTAAACCAGTTGGAGATGAAGCATATCCAAACCCAACACTTTTAGTTGATGCTACTAGAAACGACCCGCCATATAATAAAAATTCTTATCCGGCATATGATGAAAGTAGCTATTATGTTGGAAGTACTACACCTTTAGATAAAATGGATATTGATCAAGAAAAAGCAAAAGTAAGTCCTAATGCAATGGACCCTAATTGGGGAGGTAGCGCATATACACAATCTTTAATTGATAAAGGTTATTATAAAGATGAAGAAGTTAAAATTGCAATAAACTAAAAATTTAGTAACTTAAAATATAAAATACAAATTTATTAATAAGAATAAATTTATA